TCATTTATGAGTTTCTTTTACAGTTGTTGGTTTAGCAAAAAGTGTGACAACTACGGATGATGACTGGTCTCTTTTTGAGCCTCTATTAATTTGTTCGTGTTTCTTTTTAATGCGATTTACTAAGGTATTCGATTTGTTTTCTTCCAAGATACCCGAAATTTCTACATAATAATATTTATCACTAAAAAAAGGGTCAAAACAATCAAATGTTAATATGTCGCCTTCTTTAATCTCCGTACCATTGAAATCAACTGGCTTTTCGATGCCTTTACCGCCTTTCAAATATATTTTCATATCCTTTATTACTTAAGCTCGATCACTTAGTTTATTTCTTCTTCGTTAATTCCAATTCGTTATAACTCCATGAGGAGTCCTGAATCAATCTAAATGTTTTAACTCTAGCAAAACTCAATATCTTGACGTAACTAAATTCTAACCCGTAGTCTTGTTCTTTAACCTTAAATTCAGCCTGTTTTTCGATTTCAAATGGTTTTATATCATTGGAATCTTTAGACGTAATATAGTCAGCTATTGCGCTCTTTATAATATTTTCAACAGTAGTTTCCGGAGCAAATAATGTTTTGTAAAGCTTTTCCAAGTCTTTTATCGAATATCCTACCGCTGCCTCTATGGTAATAGTCTCACCATCTTTAGTCGTCAATGTCTGCATTGCCATCGTGCAAACTCTCAATCTATTTTCTTGAATATAAATAGAGTCGAAATATGGAAGTCTGAAATAAGTTCCCCCAGAGAACTTTTTAATATGTTTACCAAATCTTACTCTTAAAGCAGATTCCCAAGGTTGAACGATGATCCAGATCTTAACTGCATCAAACATCCATTGTACAAATTCCTTAATTCCATTCATAGTATCAGTTTATTTATTCGGTTTCTTCATCATCTGACGATTGCATTAAGAAGGTGGCAAAGCTTATCGTTTCGCCGTTTGATGATACGTCTTTCTTATCTGTAAGTCCGAGATCTCGGGAGATAATATTGGCGTTTAGTAAGTTTCCAGCAGCGCCTTCGAACTTTTGACGATAGATAACCGTCTTGATATCAGTGATGACCGTAGAATAATCGCCAGACCCTTCTTTGTCTTTTTCAAACTGACGGAAGTAGGCTTCATTGCAATTAAGATAGAAACACAACCCCGCCAAAGTCATTGCCCGCATGATTGGAACTTTTTCTTTAACAATAGTACCCTGATAATTAAAGACCTTTGTTTCATACAAAGGATTATCTTCAACCCATCGGAAATATTCGCAAGCAGCTTCCCATAACAGCGCTGGGGTTCCAAAGAGTTTATCTCTACCATGCTTAGCTCTATTCATCCAGAATTGATTTCCTTTTGGAAAGTTTCCCGGATTTGTATTCACCGCAACCTCAGTCTGTTTTACAGAAGTAGGTTTTTTGGCGGCTGGTTTCTTAGCTGGACCTTTTACCGTAGTCTTTTTTGCGGTAGGTTTTCTTGTAGCAGGTTTTGTAGGAGTTTTAGCTGTAGGATTTGCCGAAGCCTTCGTAGTAGTTTTTCTCGGTGTTCTTTTCGGTGCTTCTGGCTTTTCAGGTGCCTTAACGGTTTTAACCACTTCATTTTTTGGAGTGGTTGTTTTTTTTATCGGAGTTTTAGGAGTTTCTTTCTTTTGCATTTTTTAATAAAGATTGTTATTTAATTTAAAAACCAGACCGACAATACGCCAGTCGGGTAAAACTAATAACCATGAAAACTCAAATTAAACATGAGAATCGTGGAGAAAAACGGAATCGAACCGCTGACCTACTGGTAACACCTTCAATAGCTTTTTAAAGGCTGATTTTCCCAATCAATTAAGTTCAATCGCTCTACCGCTGAGCTATTTCCGCCATTTGCAGGGTTTTACCCCTGCTGTAATAATAACATAATTCAACAATGAAAAAGAGTATAAAAAAGTGCTGTGAAATCGTCAGGATTCGAACCTGAATGATATTAGTTCTTAGTTTGTTTTCGCTGGATTTTACATCACTACAACTACCTCTACTTTCCATTGACTAAGCTATCGATCTAAAGTCTGTGCACTTGACTTACAGCGTCTGCCCTGTGTTCCGCCACGATTTCATGTCTCGTTTTTATTTAAAGCTTAACGAGAAAAAAGCCCCTCATTTTTGTTTGATTTCTTAAATGAAAAAAGAATTTTTAAAATAGTTCTGGGTTTCACAACAGAGAACTATCAACCAAATAAACTATTACTATGAAAAAAAATAATACCTTTTTAAAAAGCACTTAAACATCTGCGCTGATCGGTTTTCTATCCTAGGACAATAATTACTAACACGTTGATTTTTCTAGTTAGAAACACCTTTCGTAAGTGCTTTTTCTTTTACCTTTTCGGTAATCATTTTAAATTTATTTCTAAATTCAGCATTGAATTTATTTTCTGATTCAAACTTTCTTAAGTAGATGTTTATGTTTGACTGGCTTTGCTTTAAGAATTTAGCTATTTCATATTGTCTGATGTGAAATTGATTCTTGCAGATTTTCGTGAATGCCATTCTTGCAAAAACAATATTCTGCAATCTGCGTTTCTCTTTCATCTCCTTAGGAAAAATCCCATATTCGGCAGCAACAACTTTACAAACTTTTAAAAGAACTTCTTTAGACATCTAATTATCAATGCTTTCTTGAAAACAAAGATAAATAATTATTTTTAAAAAACATCCAATAGATGTATTTATTTTCAAAATTTTTTTACTCTTTTTCAATCTCTGCAATTATAGCTTCTGCTTCCTCTATGCTTTCGGGTTGTTTTTGCTCTTTAAACAATAGTCCTTTAGATGGCGAAGCTGCTGAAAACGTTTTGTTTTTATGAATGGTAAGCGCATTCCATGTTTGCGGTGAAAGTTCTTTCTGGTAGTTCGTGCAGAATGTCTCTCCGGATCTTTCACGTATTACCTCTTTCTCATATCCTTTGGCTTCTAAAAAATTATAGAAATTGAAACTGTTATTTTCCATTTAACTTATTTTTAATGTTTTCGTATTGTTTTTGAACTGCGATATCGTTTTCTCTCATTAGAACTTTGATGATATCGTCCTGAGCTTCGATATACTTATTTTGCTTTGCAATTGTCTTTCTGTATGATCTTACCGATTTTATCTCGAAGCCAACAAAGATAATTATTACAAATATTCCGATGATGATGAATTCTGTTTCCATTTAATCTTCGACTGTTTTTATTTTCTTTTTAAATTCATTGCTTACTCCTTTCGGGAGAAACTTTACTACACCTTGATTTACTTTAGCTTTTTCAAGAACTTTTGTAGCTTCTATTTTTTCTTTTACCTTATTTCGATGTGTAGGATTGTCGAGTTGTGTGCGCTGTTTCATGATTCCTGACTTTCTATTTTTCCAACTTTTCTAAAGTCATCAGCAAAAACAAGAGGAATCATTTTCTCGCTTATTTGTCCAGAAGAAATCGCTTGAACAAATTGTAAAGCTACTTTCTTATCTTGAATCTTTTTATCAGCAATTTGACAAAGTGCCTTACCTCTCTTAAGTTCAATTTCCAATTGATCAGAAGAAAGATCTTCATTCATCAATCTCTCCATCATATCATCAAGATGGTCATTAAATGTTAGTTTACTCATTTTTTCGTTTTTTTATTAATCGTTTTATCTTTAGTGTCCCTTTGTACAGATTAACTATTTCAGGATTTTTCAATAAATATTCGTTAGAAAATTTATATTTCTGAACCATCAAATCTCTCACGTATGAATCTGATAAATTCTCTCGTATGCGTTTTTTAGATTCTACTTTTTGTCTCCTATCCTTTTCAATGTTTTGAGGACGATTGGCATAATCTTTAGCATAAGCTATTCTTTCTTTTTTGTGGTTTTGGTAATAATCTGCGGATCTCTTTGCTTTTATTGGTTTAGAGCATTCTTTACAATAGTTCTGTAACCTATATTTTTGGCGTTCCTTAGAAAAATACTTATCAAAATCAGATGCAGTTTTTAATATTTTGCAAATCGGACATGTTTTTTCTGTTTGCATTATGAAAAAAGTTTACCAAGTTTATTTACTGCAGCTTTCTTCTGTTCAAAACTTGGATGTGTATAGATATCTAAAGTCATTTTAATATCAGAATGACCAAGCATAGCACTGGTAGTTTTGACATCAACACCACTGGCGATGCAATTACTTGCGAAACTATGCCGTAATCCGTGAAATGAAATTTGGGGAAGATTTAAATTTTTTAAAATAGTCATGTATTTATCTCTTAATAATCTATTATCCATAGGTTGTTTAGAATATTTACCCATGAATATAAAATCGTCTGGTTTATGAAATTCATTTAATATACTTACATATTTTAGTATTTCTTTTTGAACAGGAACCGTTCTTTGGGAAGATTTTGTTTTTGGAGTGCCTACAATTATTTTTGTGCCTTTACTTTTAAAATTTTCATCAACAACTACCATTCTTTGTGCTGTTCGTGAGATAGAAATCATTTCATTTTCAAAATCAAAATCTCCATATTTCAATCCAGTTACTTCTCCTATTCGCAAACCAGAACTGAGAGCGATTGCTATTGCTAAGTTGGCTATATCTTCACTTAAGTTCTCAACCAAATACTTTCTTAGTTTACGAGTTTCCACAAGTGAAAAAGCCTTCAAATCAAACTCCTTCGTTCTGCTGTTTAGAATCGTAGGCATAAGAACATTAATATCAAAATCCATATCCATACCCTTACTCGTTCCAAACTTCAGCAAACAATCAAGTACAATTAAGTTATCTCTTATAGATCTTTTGCTTAATCCTTTTTCAGTTTGTTTCAAAATAAAGTCTTGAACATCATTATTTTTTATAGATTTATGATCTTTAAAATATGGAATCAGTTGTGAATTAATACGATGGAAATAAACCCCAACGGATGATTCTTTTATTGATTCCTTTTTTTCTTCAAGCCATTCAAAGGCTAAGTTTTCAAAATTTATTACCATGACATTTTTTTTCCAAGTTTTTTAAAAGCTGCAATTTTCTGATCATCATCAGTATGCATGTAAGTTTTTAGAGTTGTCATAACAGTTGAGTGACCTAACATTACACTTACTGTTTTCACGTCTATTCCGGCTGATATACATCTCGTAGCAAAAGTGTGCCTTAAATCATGTAATCTAATTATTGGCAAATTAGCGCTATTAAGTAGATTATTTAAGCGATTTCTAATTTGTGTTGGCTCTGTTGGTTTTATAGAATTAGTAGCTATGTAATTTTCAGGCTGAGAAATTTTTTGCAGTAATTTAAAGCGATGTAACAACTGTGGAGCTAACGGTATTTCTCTTATTGAATTAGGTGTTTTAGGTGTTTTTATAATTATCTCAGTTGACTTTTTAGAAATCTTTTGAACACCGAGTTCTTTCAATATTGCTAATTCTTCGGCATCTGACTTCATATTACAAACTCTAGTTACTATTTTATCAACATTCAAAACACCTCTCTTAACATCAACATCACTCCATTTTAATCCACACAATTCACCAGCTCGAAGCCCTGTAAAAATTGCGATGTAAAGAATAAAATTGTCAAAAGTAAAATTATCTTCACAATATTTTACAAACTTCTTAGCATCATCAGCTGAAAAAGGATGTATTTCAACTTTTTCCGCAAATCCGTTAGTATATGTTACTTTGAAAGGTTTTGTAACAAAAATTTCTGATCTATTCCCCCAGGAGAAAAATGTTTTTAAAGCAACTATATGATTTTTGATCGTACTCTTTGAAATGCCTTGAGTTGATTTTAATCGGATGTAATTCATTACCTCTTGCTTGGTAATTTCTTGCATTTCTCCAAAATATGGAACTAAATCATTCCTGTAAACACTCTGATAACTAGTCATAGTACTAGCCCCTACATAGTCTTTTTTGTAATTAATAAATAAAGGAATTGCATCTTTAAATTTCATTTTAATTATTTTTTAGTTCAACAAAACCGCTGAATCCCAGCGCATCATCTTTCTCATTTACGATTAAATAAATTGATTTATAGCTTCTTTCCAATACATCTCCATGGTAAACAATTCCATTCATTCCACGTATTAAAAAGTTAAAAAGAAGAAAAGGAAGAGATCTTTCAGAAAGTTCCTCGCAAACGTATAAGAATTGTGAGGGGCGATATTTCATAAATCCTTTTTCGAGGAGATCATTATTCCATTTTGCAATGGTTAAACCTCCTGTTCCAGAACAAACATCGTAACGCTTTTGAAAATCGTTTTCTGACTTAGCAGTAATTTTAGCTAGAATTTCGCCAACAGACATCGGTGTGAAATCCTGTTTTTTTACTGAACGGTCTGCGTGATCCTCCTGAAACCATGAGTGAAACCAATCAATTGACATATCATAATTGAAAGTTTCAAGAAATTGATGGAAAAATATATTCCTTTCATTTTCTTCTAATTTTATTATTTCCCACATTCTTTCTGGTGCTTTATAGCTTTCAGAAATACATAATATCTCATTTATTATATTCATTTTTCTCAATTAATAGTTTTAAATCGTTTTCTATTTCCAGGTAATTATCAGCTGTATATCTTAGAATCTTCCATCCTAATTTCGTGGCGAGATTGTATTTTGTGATATCTTTTGTGTAACCTGAGATTGTTGTATGTCCTGATTTTTCGGAGAATATTCCCTCGTACTCAATAGCAATTCTATATTCTTCAATCGCCCAATCAAAACGGAACTTTCGGACCTCATCAAATTGATATTCTTCTTTAAAATCTAATCCTGATTTTTTTAGAACCGAGATGATGTGAAGTTTGTACGGTCCTATTTCTTTGGGAATAACAACTTTGTTTTTCGGTTCCGGAGGAATAAACACACTTTTTATCATTCCATCTTTGGCTAGTTTTTGAAGAAGTGCTTTACTCCAAGTCATTTCAATTTATCCTGTTTGTAAAGTCGTTTCTTATCTTCTCTGTTTTTCTGATAGATTTCTTTGAAATCTTTTAACCATTCAGTTTTTTGTGCTTTTTGATCCATTTCTTAATGATTTTTTTCTATGAAATGCTATTGTAGAGTGATCAAGATTTAACATAGAACCAATCTCAGTGTAGGTTTTGCCAGAATTATATTCTTCATCTATGATTTGCCTTAAAACAATCAGTTCTTTTCCTAAAAACCTTTTTTTAAAGCATATTTCAAAATCAATAGGTTTCTGTTTTTGCTCTTCCCTATTCTTCTGGTATACGCTTTTAAACGCTTCCATTTGGTCATTTAAACCTGATTTTGATCGTAGATGTTTTCCCAGTGATTTATCCATTCTGCTTCGGTTTGATCGTTAAGTTTCAAATGAATGACATATTGCCGGATTATTTCGTCTTGAAATTCTAAGTAAACATCTTTCTTAATTATTTTTGGCATTTGTGAAGAACCTAAAGACGTGATTTTACCTTCAGCAATTTCCGGAACAAAGTTTTTAAGAAACATTTCCACAAATTCAAGTCTTATTTTTTCACCTCTGGTTTTTTTAATCAGATCATAAAAAAGTGGAGTTGCTAAAACTTTTCCGTCCGCATTGAAACGATGATAATCTTTTCTGATATTTTCCATTCTTAGACTTTTCAGTTCTTCAGGTGTGATTTCTTTTTGCTGCGGAGTAAGAAACGTTCTGATAGAATCTTTAGCATTTTGATATTTCTGGTCTCGAATTTTAAAATCAACATATCCCATTTCGTACTGCGCAAAGTGCGCTTGGTTAATTTCTCGGAAAAACCTCACCTTCTCACCATCGATTTGTAAAAGTCCTTTTTGTGCCATGCTTATCGAAATCATAAATTCTTTTTCAGTTAAATCACACCTTCTGCCGTAGTCAATAACACGGTTTAGGGCTAAATTAAGAGGTGAAAACTGGTCATTTGGATCATTGACATCTTCTTCAGGAAATTTTGGATCAATCTCATAAACAACTCGGTTAGCAAATCTCATCAAATCATCATCACTCGAATATTTCAATTTAGCCTGAGAAATTTCCGCCATTACCGTTTCCGGAAGTTTGATTGCGAACTCGCTCGGCAAGTAAGGCAGCAGCGGAGACTTTCCCACCTTTACCCATTGTGGAATTTCCTGAGTGATTACTATATCCGTTGTTTGTGTTGTTTGAATTTGTTTTTGATTTTCCATTTTCTTTGTCTTTTTGTTCCCAACTTCTAATTGCTGCTTTCCAGTCTTTCATCGGTTGATTACCTACCTTCCAACCTTTCGACTGGTAAAAATTAACGAATTTGAATGCTTGAATATCATTTTGTCTTTCATTGCAATATTTCTGAACCTCGTCAACGCTCGGCGGTTTAAATCTTTCTTTTTTTTGCGCAACTTTTTTTATTTCTTCACGTTTAGAATAACTATCATTATCATCATTTATAATTTCTGAATAAATTTCATCCAAATCTTCTTTTAACGTATTTTCTTCTTTTGATTCTTTTTCTAAAAGAATATCATACTCATTATCATATTCATATTCATTATCACGTTCGTTTTGCTTCGAGTTTGAAGCATTTGCTTCGTTTGGTTTCTCTTGCTTCGATGCTCTTGATCTTCCGCTAGTTACACCACCTTTTTTTCCTGCTTCCGATCTTTTTTTGCAAACCTCTTCATATTTCTTCAAGTCTTTTTTCAGAACATTTTTTATTTTTTGAGCTGCGAATTGAAGCAATCTATCCTCATTTTCGAACTCTGGATTTTCATCGTTAACGTATTGAAGCAAATGCTTAATTAGCTTCCCTGCTTCAGCATCTGTTAAAAATTCGAAGTCTTGCTTCCATTCTGCATAAAAGACAAAAGTGTTCTTATTTTCAGCCATTGTTTTAAAATTTATTACTGAATTCTTATTTCAATTCTAACTTATCCCCGACCTCTTTAAGTTCCTTATTTCCTACCGGAAGATCAAAATACTTGTAATCATACCTTTTGCCTAAATTCGCCTCAAAAACATGCTTTTGCTCTGGTCCTGTAGAAAATTTCACCTTCTGAATACCTTTGTATTTATACTCGGTTACATTAATGATAACTTCTTGGTCTATTTCTAAATCTTTAACTTTCATAAATTTTCATTGTTTTTTGGTGAGTTTCAGTTAAAAACTCTTTGGTGAAAATATTTGCGTGTGCTTTCTCATGACAGGTTCTACACAGCGCGATAAGATTCTCAATTTTATCTTGCTGATCTTTAGTTTTACTTCCGAATTCAGAACGCCTTATGATGTGATGAATTTCAGTTGCTTGACAATGGCAAATTTCGCAATGATAGAACCCCGAATGAGAAGGAAAATACTCAGTGTATACTTTTGTATGCTTTTCCATTTTAAACCTCTTGATCGTAGTAAATCATATAGAATTTACCTTTTTCGTTCTGACCTTGAGAAATCATTTTACGGTCACCGTGAACGTAAATATGGAAATTCTTATCTAACTTGATAATGGACTTGAAATGTCTTTGAGATTTTTTTACGGCTGCTGCTGATATTGGAAATTCTTCTGCAACATTAATTTGATACTCCTGCTCGTAATCAGTTTTAAAATTATTAAAGCTTTCGATAACGTGTTCATCTTTCAAAACCTCAGCAGCAAATTCATCAAGTTTAAACTCTTCTTTTTCTTTAAAGAAATTCAGAGTATTATTTAAGAAATCTGCCTGATCAACTTTTGAAACTTCAAATTCCTGAGGAAGTTGTTTTGTGATGTAATCTTTGTAGATTGTTAATGATTCCTGAGTATGGAAGTAATCATCTTCTCTCTGTCTTACTTTCAGGAAATCTTCAAACCAATAGTACATATCACCGTTTTTATTGTTGTCTACAACCGATAAAACATAACCTATTTCTTTATCTTTATTGAAGATTAATGCAGCTTTATCGATTTTTGCTAAACTGATTCCCTGATCTCTTTCCAAATCCATTGTTTCATCGTGTGGAAACACTTTTAAAAAGGATTCTCTTTTCTCAGTTTTGAAAATTCCTATTTTATCAACCTCGTTTTCGTTTTCAGCTTTAAAGTAAACAACAAACAATTCTCCGCCCTGAACTCTTGGGTTTTCGGCAGCATCGTATAAATGTCTACCTATAGCTATTGATTGATCTACAAGTAAATTAGGATTTGCAAAGATAAAATCTACAGTGCTGTAAATTGGATTGTTTATCAAATATGAATCACTGTAAAACTGAAATGTTTCTTCGCTTTTAAATGCGCTTAAAAAGTAATTTTGAATAAGTTCAGACATATTTTCGTCCAACTGTAATTCTTCGTTGGTAAAAGATACTCCTTCGCCGTTGATTTTGTTTCCTATTTTGTGTGCTACTATTCTCATTTTATAAGTAAATTTTGTTTTCGTGTTCTTCGATTTTGTTTTTGATTTCTTCCAGGTGGATAAGATCTTTAGGTTCTGGAAGGTAAAGTCCTAAAGTCTGTGCTGAGTAGTTTCTGAATCTCTCAGTGGCAAGCGAAAACTCTTCTGTGTTTAAACTTGCTGAACTTCTCCAATCTTCCCTTTCTTCTCCTGTATGTCGGTTGACATGAGTGGTTTTGAAGATGTCCGGATTGACTTTCTTTTTGAAGTGTTCAAGCTTTATCTCAGCAAGTTTATCTCCATATTCTAAAGCATACCAGCTTAAAATTAAATGCAGATAATTGTTCTGGCTGTAGGTTCTGTTTTTCTTCTTTTCCAAAACCTCAATCTTTGCATTTTTATCGAAGAGATGTTTAATTCTCCTGATAGCTCTCTGTTTCATTATTGGATTGGATAGGTCGAAAATCATAGCTGTGAATTTTAATATCTATCCCAGTAGGTAGATGGTTCGTGGTTGTAATCGGTAATCCTTACTTGAGCTGAGTACAGCCGGAAAATCTTATTAACCAATGTATTCATATTAACTAATCTTGCAGGTGATAAAGGCTTTTGTTTACTATCCCAATATTCATCCTTATTTCTAAAAAGAAATATTTTACCGTCTCTTTTATCGTTGGTATTGAAACAGAATTGAACTGCACATGAATGTTTATCTTTATCTGGTTCGATGTCAGCATATACAGAAATGTAACTCCCCTCTTTCTCCTCAGTGATAAAAGTTATTTCTCCTTCACCATCAGTTTCATTTTCTTCTTGCGAAGCTTGAATGAACATTTCAGCAATTGCTTCTAAACTGATTTCTTTTTGATTTACAAACCCTATAATATCCTGAGTCATGTCAAGAATAGGCTGTAAATTAATTTGTTGTACTAAATTTTCGTTGATCGTTTTAGCAATAAGAGCGTTGTAATCAATCAAATCGAATTCCTGAAGATTAACTTGGATAGAACTTTCAATCTTCTCTTTGATTTGTTTTTTAACATCTCCCCATCTGAAAATATCACTTACAATATCTTCGACCATTTTTCCAGCTTTATCCTCAATCATTTGAGGTAATTTTTCAGCAATTAATTTTTCTAAAGCTGCGTTTGTTTCTTTTGTAAAATCCATGATTATAATTATTAAAAAGGTGTTTTATTTATATTAATTGTCATTCCTCCGTTCGCTGTGTGAACTTCTTTTCCGGTGATTCCTGATATTTTCTTAGCGAAGTCTATCTCATGTGAGTTGCTGTCAGATAAGTGAATCAAAACGATGTTGTTTACTTGTGAAAGATCATTTGCTAAAAGAAAATCCATACACGTCTCAATGCTCATGTGAGAGTTGTAAATCCTGTCTCTCAAGAACTTCTTATCTCCCATCTTCTCATTGATGATATCAGCATCGTAATTAGCTTCGATAATGATATTATTCAAACCCTTGAAGGTGTAAGGACAATAAACCGTATCAGTAAGAAATAGCACCGTTCCGCAATCTTTGTGATTGATTAAAAATCCGCAAGGTTCAGCAACATCATGAATTGTAGGAAAGGAAATCACATTGAAGTTTCCGACTTTAAATTGTCCTTTCTGTGGGATTATTTTCATTCTGGAACTGTTTGCGTTTTTGGTGGCCGAATTCTGAAAAGTTCCCGCAGTTGCATAAACATCAATTCCTGATTTGATTACTTCATTAATACTTTTTGCGTGATCTCCGTGTTCATGCGTAATTAAACAGCCAGAGATTTTATTCACTTTGAAATCAATCGCTTTTTTAATATCCATGATATTCACTCCGCACTCTATCAGGATTGCTTCCTCCTCATTTTCGAGGAGGTATGCATTACCTTTTGAACCGCTCCCGACTACTTTAAGCTTCATTAGAATCCTGGTCCTTCGTTTGCAAATTCTTTAACCTCCTCAGCTGCGACTTCCACAACATTTTTCACTTCTTCATAATCAACATCAGAAATATTTTCAAATCCTATTTCTTCTTTGTTGGCGTGCTGAGATATTTTTTCAGCAACCTCAGTCGGAACTTTATCATTTTCATTGGTGATTATCTGCATCAAATAATCATCAATTTTTTGAGAATCAATATTGATAGAATTCCAACAGTGACGCTTTAAAGTTTTCATAAACATTTCTTCTTCCCAACCTTCAACCTTGATTTTATTTCCAGTTTTTTTGCCGTTTTGATATTCATCTTTCTCACCTCCCCAAAATTCAGCAGAGGCATATTCAGGAATTCTTTTTTCGATCTGCTCTCTGTTTAAAACTACAAGCTTATTTTTTTCTTTGTTTTGATACATCATGTAATAAAAACCGCCTTGTAAATCGCCTCTGTTGAAGTCGTCTACGATTTCAAAATCATAGCTCTCGATTTTATTATTGATGTTTTTCTTAAATGATTTAAATTTATCGGTAGAATATTTTAGCTCAAAAAGAACCTCATCAGGAGCATCAAAACCGTATTTTTTTGCTTTTATTTCAAGACCGTTAAAACCTTCGATAAAAGTGATGTCGTATTTGTTTGTTTTACTGTTTTTATAGGGAATTGGATTGATATGATTCTTTTGCAAAGGATCCAATCCTATCATCGAATAAGCAACAACATCTCTGGAAAGTTTTCTAAGATTTACATTACCCCACGTAAAAGGTAAAGGATCTCTGTATTGTTCGGATTTTGACATCCTTTTAATCTCACTATCGATCAAAACACTGTCAAGTTTTATAAAGTAGTTATTGATAAGTTTTCTTTGGAAATTTGTTAATTCTAAAGGTTCACTTCCAGGATTATGAAATTCTTTCAAAACTGTTTGAGTGAATTTCTCAGATGGCGACAATATTTTCTCCTGATTTGCTAAAGGTGTATTTTCGGTAGCGTTTGCTAATTGTGTGTTGTTTTCGTTTGACATGATTTTATATTTAGTGATTGTAAATAACTTCTCTTTTTAAAAAGATATCAGAATAGACATCTGCATTTATCTTTTGGGTTTTAATAGTTTCTATTTTAAAACCTTCTTGTAACAATTTATCAAATGTTTCAGATCCTATATATCCAGATCTCAGTTCAATATATTCTCCAGGTGATGTTAAGCCTGAATGCTTAGTCTTTCTAAAGTATCGAATCCACATTTGAGGATTATCTTTTAGGATTTCAAAAATGATATCTTGGATTTCCATGGTAGTTATTTTTTTGATTCTAGTTGTTTTAAAAGTTCGTCAGTTATCTGTAAAGCTTCTGAAACTATGTTTTCAACAGCTCCTCCAAAATGATCGTTTGCTAATCCGTTTGATCTCATTTCTGTTTGAGACGATAATATTCCCTGAATGAATAATCCTGCGAAATACTCTCTTTTTGTTAACCCTTTAAAGTTCCCTTCGCAAAACTCATTACTAATAAAACTATGTATTTGATTTTCTCCGTTTTCCATGATTATGCTATTCTTAACTTTTTATCTTTCGGTGATACGAAAAGGTTGATGATTTGGGATTTTGTTTCAATGATTTCGGAAACACTCTCTCGGTTGTCGATAACTATCGGAGCGGAAACATTGTAAAATTCACAAAGCGTATTAATGATGTCGATTCCTGCGTTTATTCTTGAAGCTGTATTTGCGTCAGAAAACGGAACTCCATTAATTAAAGCATCGCAGCATTCTTCTATACCTCCGTTGATTTGGGTTTTAAATAATCTGAATTTTACGAATGAGAATTTCTCGTTAATACGATCTTCGATAGTATCGATTTTAAGCTTAATGAAGTTTTCAATAGTAAATTGAGTTTTTTCAACATCAGCAATCGACTGAGCGAGCATCTTTTCTTCTTTTTGAAGTTCTTCGATCCTTTTGTTGGCTTTTTGAATTTCATTATTCGCCTTTAAAGAATCTCTTAAAATCTGAATTTCAGAATTGATGGTTTGTTTTTGAGTTCTAAGATCATTATTAGCGTTTGCATCAGGAAGTTCAAAAATTTTACCTTGTAGGATTTTCAACTGCTCATTAAGTGTATACAATTCTGCACTTTCAGCAGTGTATTTATTCACTAAATCTTCAACCGATTCGGTATCGGTTACTTCTGATTTAGCATTTTCAAGTTCATTTTCTAAAACTAATATTGCTTCTTTTGTTTCTTTTACAAAAGATTCACCGCTTGCAATTCTATTATTTACATCAAGTAAATCAGATTCTGCATCTAATTTTTTACCTGCAATTGCTTTACCTTCTGCATTAATACCATCAAGAATACTTTTCTTATTCGTATTAAATTTGGTTTGTAAGTCAGCCTTCTGATTCTCTACCGTCGATGCATCAAGCGGTCTTTCACAACAAGGACAAACTGGATTAATATCTATGTAAACAAAGTTTTTAGCATTCTCAACATTCCATAAATCTCTTTTTTCCTGAATAGATTTTTCATAATCAGAAATTGAAGTTTCAAGATTTGTTTTTTCAGATTTTAATCTCGTGAGTTTTTGTTCTGCAGGTAGAAGTTCACTAAATTGCTTGTCTGTGATCTGCTTTTGAATCTGATCTGCTTTTGAATCTCCGGACTTCGCTTCGTTTTTAGCTCTTTCACCAATTTCAAAGTTGATCGTATTGATTTTAGATTGCAACTTGAAAATTTCATCCTGATTTGCGTTTCTTTTATTGATAACCTCATCAAAAGCCGCTGAACGATCTGTAAGTTGTTGATCTATACTTTCAATTAATGATTCTTTTTGTTTGATCTGAGCATTGATTTCTTCAGTATCTACCGCCTCTGGCTTTCCTCTTTCGACCTCATCGATTCTCGTAGGAATCATTTTAATATCATCCTTTGCTTTTTTAATCGTTGCAGCAATTTGTTTTTTTAATTCTTCAATAGATTTATTTGTCAATTGTGCAACTAAATCTAAATATTCATCATTTCCTCTTGCTAAATCAGCATCGGAAACATCACCTGCTATTTTCACTAAAACCTCTCTTCTATCCTGCCATTTCAAAGCATTAAAAGCAGTTGGCGAAGTGATAAGCTTAAACACTTTTTCGTCAAGTATTTCGGAAACCTTTTCGTTATATTGCTTTTGAGACATTGGAACATCATTCCAATAATAAAGCGTTTCATTTCCTGAAAATTCAGATTCTAAAGCTCCTTTTTGTTTAACCCATTTTTCTTTGAAAACTCTTCTTAGTTTTACTGTTTCAGAGTTTACAAGAAATTCTCCCTCTACCTCATGCTCTAATTTTGGTATTACATTGTTTTCGGAATCTAAAGTTTTGATCTCAAAATCTTTTCTATCCGTAGAATCTTTACCGAATAAAAGCCAAAGAATACTGTCTGAAATCGTTGTTTTTCCGGATCCGTTAGCTCCGTGTATATCTGTGGTTTCAGAAGTGAAATCGATCTCCAGTTTATTAATTCCTTTGAAAAAATTCAAACTGAGCTTTTTTAATATTACTTTATTCATGTTGAAATATTATTTTTAATTAGTTTTATTTTTTAAATCTTGCTCTAATCTCAGCTTCTAGATTAGCCTTTATTTGATTTTTCGATTTGGTTCGCTCGCTTTGGGCGGTTCCTACTCCGCCCTGGCAAGCATTCATTTTCTTTTCGACAAGAGATGAATATTTCTTAATTATTTCTAAATATGATATAATCTCCAAAGCATCTTTTTCAGAAATATAAAATCCATTAATGGTAGATGTTTTACAATCATTATCATGTTGGTTCGGAATAGTAAGATGACCGATAAGTATGAAACTTTTAGACTCTGGAAAAACTTTAAAAATTTCATTAAGAGTCTTTGGGCTTGGCGATACTTCATTCTTTATAATTCGATAAATCCAATCAGGTCTTTTCTTACCTAAACGTATTGAAAATTGGTAGGGAGTGATTTTCAAAATAGACTGTATAAAAAGTTTAATCCTTTCGTTTATCGTTAAATCAGCTACATGTTCAGTAGTGTAGTATGGGATTTTATTTTCCAGTAAATTAGAATTCTGAAATTCTACTTCATTTGAATCCACTAACATGGTACCCTGTCCATTTATTAACCAATCCTTATTTACTAAAGGGAATTTTTGAAGAATAATATTTATTAAGTCAAGGCTTGGTTTGTTTCGTTTATTTCTAACATGAGCAATTCGTACTTGTGATAAATTTGGTATTTCTTGAGATAATCTATACCCAGAATATCCATAATGATCTAATATTTTCATAAATCTGTCATTAATTCTCAAATTAGATACATCTTGAGGGGCAACAAAATCATTGTTCTTTTGGTTTATTTTCATTTCTCCATCACCTGTTAATAACCAATGTAGATTTAACCCATATAATCTTGATAACTTTGTAGCCATGTTTCTTCCAATAGCCTTTTTACCATTAATAATTGCGGAAATGTACTGTTGCGAAACATCTAAATCTTCTATTAGAGTTTTCTGAGAAATATTTAAAGACTCAAATCCTTTTTTTAAATAAAACTGATTAATATTATCTTCTTTCATATTTTCCCGTTTTGGTTGTCTTTGAATTCTTTTACAAATTCATTTATTGCGGTGATCTCAGCATGGGATAAGACATCATATCCGAGTCTTTTTCCGTTGCAATACCATATTCCCCCGATGTTTTCAATTCTTATATTAATCACTACAGATTTAATAAAGAGTTGAACTTTCGGACATTTATTCTCAAGAACCCGGCAACGAGATAAATACAATCCGGAAGAAAGAATACGGTTACATCTTGGTTATCTGCGCAAGCCATCACGTAAATAGTATTGACAATCAGAATAGTGTTGAGTAATTTTTTCATGATATTGATATTTGTTTTATTAATGTTTCCAGCCTCTTCGCTGGGCTACTTTGTTGAACTGAATTTGAGCTTCCGGAGAAAGTTTGTTTTTTGCGGCATCCACTCCGCTTATTTCTTCTGCTTTTGTTAATAATTCAAGTTGTTCGATACGGCTCCAAACCTCAGCATTTTCTTCCCTCTGCTTTTTTTCAATTCGTGACTGCTTCATTCTTAAAGCCTGTATCTCTTTCTCCAGCGCACTCATATTCTTGTGTTTTGAAGGTTTAATTCTTCTGTGGTATCTTTTACACATAGAAGAACGAAATCCCGAAAATCTTTAGAAAATCCTGCGAAAATCCCCTTCTTTATCTTTTTTTGAGTTTTCTTTTTCATACTAAGTCAAGAATTTTTTGTACATCTTTTTTACACTTCTTTGCTTTTAATATTTTACTATCAGCATTTATAATTGCCAACCTCATCAATTCTTTAATTGCATTTTCATTTTTCTCATTAGAAACAGGAATATCACCTGTTCTTAACCTTCTCAAAGTGTGAAACCCCACACCGTGGATTTCGCAAGATTTTGCTACATCCAAATTTGTAGTGTACTCTTTAAAATAATTCACCAAATCTTCATTAATTGGCTTTGAATAATTAAGGTTCATATATTTAATTTTTTATTTAATTTTTATTAAGGTTTCCCATAAAAGACAATTTGTTTTTTTTGGTTATATTTGCCTTGTTGTTTTGTTATGACAAATATATAACAAATTATAACATAACGTAACATAAATAATTTAAAATGTTCGTTTTTGTTATAATTTATAACTATTCTAAATAATATAATGAAAACTAAAAAGCAGCGCCTAGACTACTTCAGGAAGATAAATGGACTTAAATACGCTGAATTAATAGGAGATGAAACAATTGTAACACCGGAAAATTTAAGGGTTACAATGGCACGGGAAAATGATAAATCTGATTATTATTTGAAAATTATAGCGAATAAACATAACATTTCCGAACGATGGCTAATAAATGGAGAAGGCGAAATGTATCTTGAAAATAAGAAAGAGATTAAAAACTTTGAAAACCTAAAAGAAAAAAATTACTCTAACACATTAGAAGTTAAAGTTGTGACAACAAAAGCAAGAGCAGGATTTGCTGATTCTTATTATTCTGAAGAATACTTAAAGGATCTCCCTTCGGTTTTAATTGAAGCCGATAAAGAGTATAAGGGCAGATATTTAGCTTTTGAAGTTGATGGGGATAGTATGCAGCCTGATTACAACAAAGGCGACATAGTAATATGCCGAGAAATACAAAGAAGTCTTTGGCAATACAAATTACATTATAAAGATTACGACTTTGTTATCGCACATGGTACCCAAGGAATAATGCTTAAAGAGATTATTAACCACAACCCTGAAACCGGTGATATTGTTTGCCACTCATTAAATCAGGAAGATGGCATTAATCAGGATTTTACTTTAAATTTAAAAGAAGTAGCTTTTTTATATAATGTCGTAGAGCATAGGATTTCAGGAAAATCAAAACGTAGAAATAGATAAATGTTAATAAAATGAGAGAAATATATCCATTAATAATAGTTTTAATTTTAGGCTTAATTGCAGGAAGTATCATCACCTATTATGTTGTTAGAGCTTCCGTAAAAGATGCTATGAAACAAAGTGAATACTACCTTGAGATAATTGCTAAAAACGCTATAAAAAAAGACTGAAATATATTATGAAAAAACTACTTACATTTTTTATCCTGCTTTTTTCAACGGTGGTGTTTTCGCAAGAATTACAATTTGAGGAAGTGGTAAAAGTAGATTCTACAGCAACAAAAGACGAATTATTCAACAGAGCCAGAACGTGGTTTGGAAAAACGTATAATAATGAAAAATTTGTTATTTCTACCGAAGATAGAGTAAACGGAGAAATATCCGGAAACGGTAGCATGACCTATAGAACGGGAAAACTTTATTTTGGAGTTGGTGCCGTTATCGGAGATGTGAACTATAAAGTGAATATTTTCGTCAAAGATGGAAGATATAAATATTTGTTTCATTCTTTTAGACATGAAGGAACTGATGTCGGAGGCGGTTCGGCTATAAGCTATGGTTTGTTAACAAATTCTAGCGATGCGCCAAAACCATCGAGAGGAGGGGCAAATAATAAAGCTTGGAACGATATAAAAGAACAAACAGCAATAAAAATTAAAAAAACTATAGAGTCGTTAAAAGAAGCTATGAATAAAAAATATGAAGGTTCAAAAGAATGGTAAAGAAAATCACAAAACGCCAAAGCGATTCCGAGAAGATACCTGAAGAATATCCGATTATCAAAAGATTCTTTTTTGCGGTGTATATGTTGATCTCCGAAGGAAGGGTTCCGGATTTTAAAAACTTCTGTAAGGCAAATGAAATTGAATCAAGAAATTTAGAAAGATTAATTAAAGAACCTCATCGGCAATTCAACCCAAAATATCTTACAATATTGGTAAAAAAATATGATCTTTCTGCTCATTGGCTACTTACTGGCGAAGGAGAAATAAAGACAAAACATCCAACAGATGTAGTAAAATAGGGGTTTTTGCCGTGTAACAACCGTGTATAGAAAAGAGTAAAAACACCCATTAGATGTCATTAAAATAGAAAATAAATAATTTTAACTAACTGATTTAATGCATTTTAGAAATTTTGAATTTGTAAATAACTGGTCTCAAACACCAGTTCTTAGGAGTACCGGTTCGATCCCGGTCCTGGGTACAAAACCGGAAAGAAGTGATAAGTCACTTTGTTTCCGGTTTTTTTTGAACTATTTTCATGAACGATATGGTTTTAGCAATATTCCAAAAAATAGTTTATCTGAAATAAACATGGTCCTTCATACAAGTTTTAAATTCCAAAAAATAAAAAAAAATTCTAAATTTTGGAATTCTTTTCATCTAAAAAAACACATAAATATTTAAAATACAGCATTTTAAAAAATACAGCACATCTGTTGATTATTGATTAATATCTTAAATTATCAGATATGAAAAATTTATTCTTTTTATTTATTCTTTTTTTAGGGGTAAATAATCTCTACGCAACAGGAGAGCCCTCAACTTATTTTCAAATTTATGTTCCACCAAATAACGATGCCGTACAAAGAAACGTTTGTTTAGTGGTAACGGCTATCTACGATGATACGGAATTTAATATCATTGATGACGGTGCGGACGGAGATACGGATGATTCTAAAACCGGAGTGTTAAAAGCAGGGCAGAGTTACGTCCTGTATATTAAAGACAATGGGATTAATGATGATGCCCTTTATGCTTCCGGAGGTATTTTGAAATGGGACGGAGACTATTTTATTGTAAAATCCAATAAACTGGTGTATGCTTCCCAAAGTACAAACAGCGACTGGCAGCACGACTGGGTTCCGAGTGTGGATAAAAGCTCTATCGGACAGAAATTTATTGTGTATGCTCCCATGATTACCTCTTCGAACAGAGACATCAATGTATTTGCTTATCAGAATAATACGGTAATAGACTTTTACAAAATCTCTACTCAAGCAAAAACAAATACAGGTTTTACAGATGTTAATGCTGAAAATCCCGTTAAAGTTTTTTCTAAAACCCTGAACGTGGGGCAGGATTTAGTTTACAGCTTTCCGGAAGGAAGGGATGCGATGATTTCGGGAGAAACTTATATGCTGGTTGCCAATAAGCCTGTAACGATGCAGTACGGAGCCTTATTCGGAAATGAGCGGGACGGAGGAGGATATGTGCCTACCTCCAATGGAAGCTCTTCCGGAGAACTGATGTATTTCGCTGTTCCTTATCAGTCGGGAGGTGAACAGGAAATAAGAATTGTGAGCTGAGACAATGCCAATATTGTGAAACTGGATCGTTTTGTAAACAGAAACTGGGTACCTGTACAAACCTTCTCTCTCAATCGGTTAGCCGCGGGAGACTGGGTGGGAAAGACCAATGGAAACGTTTCTTATCCTACCGTATTTCGGGTTACCTGTTCCGAAGGAAAAAAAGTCTCTGTTTTTGAAGGAAACTGGTTTGAAACCGGTTCTCCGGGAACCTCCGATATGGCAACAATGGTTTCTTCCGAAAGCGGAACTACGGCAGGAAAAAAGTTCCTGACCTATATTGCACCTCCGGGAAATGAAACCAATGTAACCAATCCTTTAACAGGTTCAAAGTACAACGGTTCCTTTTCTCACCTGTACTTATTTTCAAAAACAGGAGCTACCGTTACCGTAAAAGATGCTTTAACCAATGGGACAAAATTTAATAAAACATTTACCATTACTCCCGAGAAATACGCAGACTGCTCCATAAGCCTAAATGAATGGAAAGCATTTTACAACGGAACAGGCACAGCTTCAGGACCGGAAAGACCTTACTTAATAGTAGAAAGTAATAACGATATTGCGGTGATGAACAGTAACTTCAACGATAACTGGATGTGTTATACAGGAAGTTCTTTAGGACATTCTTTTACTCAGACAGGCAGCGTAAATGACGACACGCTTATCCCGACTGAGCTGCCAACCGTAGTTTCTCAGGTTAAAACGGGCGGGGAAGTAACGAATCCTTCGGTAGAAGTTATTGTACAGGAAGGACTTAAAGTGGTAGAATCGAAAATTATTAATCCCAATCAATCCCAAACACAGGGTGTTGTTACGGAACTTAATGACAAAACAAAAGTAGAATATAATAACTTACCAACTTTACAGCCGAACTCTACGTATCAGATTGAAACCAAAGTGGTGGCAACCGTAGGTGCCAATAACGGAGAACTGGTAGGAACCACGCTTAATTCCACCGTTGAAACCGTGATAACAGGAAAAGTGAACGGAGAAACACAACAGTCAACCATTGCGAATTCGGTATCTGTGCAGACAACTAATACTTCAAAGCTGATATTTTCACGTCTTGAAAATCCGTTGTTTGATTCATTTACCTCCAACTCATGGACCATCAGTTGGGTAGATATCAACAATGATGGTTATGATGATCTATACATTACAGATATGGGACTTACTGCTCCTAACCGAATCTTTATGAATAATACAGCCGGAGGCTTTACAGCAGGGCAGGTTTTACCTGAAGACGGGGTTTCTATGAGCAGTACATGGGCAGATGTGGATAATGACGGAGATGAAGATTTATTGGTTCTTAACAATACCAGAAATCCCAACCGTTTTTACAGAAATGACAACGGTACATTGGTCGCAGACAATACCAAATCTTTTACTCAGGACGTTTCCTATTATCATGGTGGTGCCTTTGCAGATTATGATAATGATAACAAAGCAGATGTATTTATGTGTAATTATTTCCCTACAAAATACAATGAGCTGCACAGAAATACAAATAACGGAAGCTTTGTAAAAGAAGTGACGGATGCCATTCCGCTGGAAGCCAATTCTTCTCTTGGACCAACATGGGCAGATTATGATCAGGACGGACTGATGGATTTATTTGTCCCTAATGGAAGCGGAAATAAGAACTCTTTATTCCATAACGACGGAAACGGAACCTTCTCCAAGAAAAATAACATCATTAATCAGGAAGGTGGAAAATCCGTAGGAAGCTGTTGGGGAGATATAGATAACGATGGAGATTTGGATTTATTCGTAACTAATTCCAACACAACAACCAATTTCCTGTATAAAAATTTAGGAAACGGAAATTTCCAGAAAATAACCAATTCTATTGTTAATCAGGGAGGAAGTTCTCACGGATGCAGCTTTGCAGATATTGATAATGACGGAGATTTAGACTTGTTTGTAACTAATGACCGAATCAGAAAATTCCTTTATTTTAACGACGGAAACGGAAATTTTACCGAAAACAGAGACGAAGCAATTACCTATAATTTCGGACTTTCTTTCGGACACGCATGGAGCGATTACGATCATGACGGCGATCTGGATCTTGCCGTGGCAACGCATTCCAATCAGAAAAACCACATTTTCATCAATAACGGAAATACCAATAAATGGCTGGAAATTAATCTGAAAGCCACAGAAAGCAATGGTTCTGCCATCGGTACAAAAATATTTGTAGAAACAGGAAGCAGAACGCAGATGAGAGAAGTAAACAGCCAGAGTGGTTTTGGAGGACAAAGCAGCTATACACAGCATTTTGGATTAGGAAACGCCGCAACCATCAATACCATCACCGTTAAATGGGCAAGTGGAATCATTCAGAAACTGACGAATGTTTCTGCCAATCAAATACTCGAAATCGTAGAACCTCAACAGACAAAAGTTTCCGGAATCGTTTATTTTGACACCAATAACGACGGGGTGAAACAGGATAGCGAACCTACCGTTTCAAGAGCGGCTATTAAAGTGGTGCCTACCAATGCCAAAGTATATTCCAGTGATGCCGGTACATTCAGCTTTTATACCACTCAGAATGATGTTGAGCTGAGAATTTTAGAAGAGAACGGATTAAGTGCAGGTTCCAAAGTATTCGATCTGACCAATTATCAGCCTTCCCAAAAAATATTTATCGCTGCAACGTCAACCTGTAACGATACAGATTTGAAAATAAATATGGGAGGAACGGCTATCCGAAAAGGATATACCAATAACCAGTTTAAAATTGTAGTAAGCAATCAGTCCCGTAATATATCCAATTCAAGCATTTTAAAATTTACAGTACCTTCCTCTGTAAATATTATCAGTCAGTCCTTACCGATTGCGCAGCAGGAAAGCTTTGTTGAAAATTCAAAAAATTATACAAGATATTCCTGGAGCATGGGATCTTTAAATCCTTTTAACAATAAAGTCATTAGCTTTATGACCGGTACAGATGCATCCGTTTCAGTGGGCGATGAATTGGATTTTAAAGGAGAAATTGTAAACTCATCGGCAGACTGCAATATCGATGATAACCTGCTGATGCAAAAATACCCTATTTATGGAGCGATAGATCCTAATGATATTCTGGTTTCTCCGAAAGGCTATGGAACAGAAGGATATATATTACCCGATCAGTTGCTTACCTATACCATCAGATTTGAAAACGTAGGAAATTTTGCTACTCAGAATGTATCCATTATAGATAACATTCCGCAGGAATTGGACATTAATACCTTTAAAATGGTGTCGGCAAGTCATGATAACGTATCTGCGGAAATTATAGATAACAAGATCACATTTAAGCTGGAAAATGTATTTTTACCGCCTACTTCCGTAGATTCAGACCGATCTCAGGGGTATGTTACCTTCTCCATTCTTCCTAAAAAAGGATTAAAAGAAGATACAAAAATTAAAAACAGTGCATTCATTGCATTTGATGACGAAAACCTTCTGAAAACCAATACGGTAACCAATACCATTCAGTCTAAAGCACAGGAACAGGAAATGACAGTCGTTCATCTGTATCCAAATCCTGTAAACGATGTTGCATTTATAAGACTGGAGCACAGAAAAGGTTCAGAATACACAAGAAAAAAAATAATAAAAGCTGAGGTTATTGATGTGAACGGAGTTCTTATTTTAGAAAAGAATTTCAGTGCCTCAGAAGAAGTGAGAATAGATCTGCCTTTACAGATTAAAGGATATTATCTGCTAAAAGTTACAGATTCAGATAATAAAGCGTATACCAAAAAAATGATCGTTAAATTTAGAGAATAATCTTTCAGTTTTTAGGCTCATCCTATTGAGTCAGCATAGAAAAAGCAAAATTTAAATAATTGATTTCAGTCAGACCATTCGAAATTTTCGGATGGTTTTTTTGTCTATTATCTTGACAATTCTAAGGAAATCCTCTCCAAATCTTCAATTAAATCTTCGACATTCCTTCAGAATTAGATATAAATACAGCAAATATTTAGTTGGTACATTTATATCTTTCACCTATACATTCATACATTATAAAATCAAAAATAATACACTAAAAAAACCAGCAGCAATAATTGCTACTGGTTTCATAAAGTGAATTTAAAATGATCTAAGTATTATATAATTTTACTTTTTTATAAACTTAAAAGTCTTCACATCATCTTTAGTAAATACCTGAATTAAATATATTCCTTGCACTAAAGAATCAACATTAATACTTCTCTCCTCTTTTTGTAAAATTTTCTCCGTAATCTTTCTTCCTTCAGCTGAGAAAATAACTACTTTGTTTATTCTTTCCTCACCACTGAAATTAAGAACTTCTCTAACAGGATTAGGATAAATCTGCATTGATGAAGTAGAAGTTATTACATTGCCAACACTTAAAGTTGCATTGTATGCGAGTACAGCTAATGAAGCCGTTGATTCGCAACTACCTGTTGTTTGCGTAGCGTAATACGTTGTATTATTTACAATCAAGGTTGTCATTGGTAAACTTCCTGTGTGATTGGTAGCATCAGTAGCAGAAGCATACCATTTGATACCTTGTCCGTTTACTACTAAAGCACTCAGTGTATCACCAACGTTGAAACTTTGAATCGCAGCTCCGGTTGGTGCGCCAACAACAGCCGATTGCGTAATAGTCACCGTTCTTGTTGTTGAACAAGAGTTAGCATCCGTTACCGTAACTGTATAAGTTCCTGCTGAAAGTCCTGTTGCCGTTGCAGCAGTTCCACCTGTCGGTGACCATGAATAAGTGTATGGTGCAGTTCCGCCAGAAACTGTTATCGATGCTGAACCATTAGATCCGCCATTACAGCTTACATTCGTCTGAGAAATCGTTGCCGATAATGCTGTTGGCTGCGTTATCGTTGCGTTTACTGTTCCGGTACATCCGTTCGCGTCTGTGATCGTTACCGTGTAAGTTCCTGACGATAAGCCTGTTCTGTCTTCAGTCGTGATTCCACCACCCCAGTTGAAGGTGTATGGTGCAGTTCCGCCTGTTGGGGTTAAATTAATTGCGCCGTTTGAAGATCCGTTACATGATACATTTGTTACAACTGTGGTTCCTGAAACTGAAGTTGCAGGCTGCGTTACTGTTGCATTTACTGTTCCGGTACATCCGTTCGCGTCTGTTGCAGGCTGCGTTACTGTTGCATTTACCGTTCCGGTACATCCGTTCGCATCGGTGATCGTTACCGTGTAAGTTCCTGCCGATAAGCCTGTTCTGTCTTCAGTCGTGATTCCACCACCCCAGTTGAAGGTGTATGGTGCGGTTCCACCTGTTGGGGTTAAATTAATTGCGCCGTTTGAAGATCCGTTACATGATACATTTGTTACAACTGTGGTTCCTGAAACTGCCGTTGCAGGTTGGGTAATAGTCACCGTTCTTGTTGTTGAACAAGAGTTAGCATCCGTTACCGTAACTGTATAAGTTCCTGCTGAAAGTCCTGTTGCCGTTGCAGCAGTTCCACCTGTCGGTGACCATGAATAAGTGTATGGTGCAGTTCCGCCAGAAACTGTTATCGATGCTGAACCATTAGATCCGCCATTACAGCTTACATTCGTCTGAGAAATCGTTGCCGATAATGCTGTTGGCTGCGTTA